CGGTTACTGGCTCCTCTAAGGCTGGTGGCGCGATTGTTGGCACGGCCAACATCAATGGAGCCTTCGGTTCCTGCTTGTTCTCCAACCCTGCGTCCAGCAACGCGGAGTACATCATCCTCGCCCTGTATGGCAATGCGGTTGCAATCAATATGCAAACGCAGGCATCCACCACGATTAACTACCCCACGGGCATCACCATTGCCTCGGAGGTGAGTATGCTGCAGGCGTTCAACAAGGTGTTTATCTTCCGCGACGGGCAAACCGCGCTGGAGTGGAACGGTAGTTTCAGCGGCACCCCGGCCTTCACGAAGGTGGCTAATGGAGACTACGCTACAAGCACCTACTTGGATGCATCCAATAACACGAGTATTACGGATGGCATCGTTACGGTTACGGCTACGTCCCACGGCCTGCTAGTTGGAGACCGCATCTTTGTTGTCGATAACGGCACAACCACCCTTACGGAGAACGGAACTGGCTATGTCGTAGCTACGGTGCCGGGAACGGGCAGCTTTACGTTCTTTGCAGAGGTTCCCGACTCAGCCGCCACTACGGTGGTGTACGCCAAGAAGCAGCCCTCCCAGCTTGGCTTCACGCACATGCCCGCGCCCCCGTGGGGCGTCTATCATCAGCGGCGCATCATCGTCCCCTACTACTACACGACTACGGGTAGCAGCGGCAGCGAGACGGTTACGAGCCGTAACGTCCGCGACGAGATTCTCCTATCGGATGTCTTTGACTCGGATACCTACGACCGCATCCAGAACCAGCTCAAGGTGACGGCGGGCATCGCTGACTACCTTCAGTATGTTCACCCATTTACTGAAGATAATGCTGTCATCTTCAACCGCAACTCCATCCACCTGATGATGGGGCTTAGCGGGTCGATTGCGGACATTAGCCTAAAGGAAATCACCCGTGAGGCTGGTTTGGTGGCGCGGAAGTCCGTCGTCACAATCGGAGATCAGGTGTTTTTCCTGTCTGATAACGGTGTCTACTCCACGTCCTTCCAAGACTTGTACAATCTGCGTGGCGCGGGGGTACCCCTGTCCGATCCAATTAACCCGCTGATTAAACGAATCAACTCGGCATACGCCTACAACGCCGTAGCCATCTACCACGACAACCGCTATTGGATTGCCGTGCCGTTGGATAACAGCACCCGCAACAACGCCATCCTCGTCTACAACCTGCTCAACAAGGGCTGGGAGAGCTTGGACATCATCGACAATACGGGCTGGGACATCAGCAATCTCATCGTGTCTGGGTCCGGCGGCATCAACAAGCTGTACGCCGTCAACCGCTTCGGCGGCATCCATGTAATTGACGAACGCGTAGACTCTTTTGATTACGTCTACACGGCCCCCGGCCTAGACGCCCAGCCCCTGCCTATTGAGTCGGAGGTTGTTACCCGCCAGTACATCTTTGGCGACGTAGGCCGTAAGAGCTTTAATGCCTATGAGTTGCATGTTGAAAGCTCAGAGTACGAACTGAGCGACGGCGACCTAACGATGATTACGGAGAACATCGACAAGGAGATAGAGATGTACTCCCTAACCGAAAGCCTTGGATTTGACCTACCCGTAGGCGAGGATAGCTCCGTCCGTGGGCGTATTGGCAATGTGCGCGGCTATGGGATTCAGGCTAAGTTTGTTCCCACCAAAGGTCGACCCAAGCTGCGAATGGTGAAAATTGAGTCGTATTCCGCGTTCCGCTCTGTTACTGAAGCTAGTTAATGAAACCGATTTATGAGGCTAAAAAAATAGCCGTAGAGGCAGGTAATGATTTTGAAAAAGAGTTAGCGTTTTATTTGGAGCACGGAGGCGTAATAAGTCTTCCAGATAGGTTTATAATGGGCCGGGCAATCCAGCTTAGTTTGGGGGATGAAGTTATTAACCCTCCCAATCCAGATTGCTGGTATGTTCATTGTGCGGTAGGAAAAAACTCTGCATTGTGGTTTTGTAACCAAGCTCCGTTTAGGCTCCCCTATTTAGCTTGGCGCAGGAATAACGATCCGAGTGGTACACTTAGGGTGTACAATACCGATACTGTTGAAAGACTTGCGCGTTTAATTTAATTAAATACCATGGGTTCCCCTAAAGCTCCTCCTGCCCCTCCGCCCGTTGATCCGGGCAAGTCAGCATTGGAATACATCACGTCAATGGCCGATCCGGCCTTGCAGCAGAAGATCCTTGGCGCAGAACAACAGTTTCGCCCGGAGTACACCAAGCTAACCCTTCAAGAGCTTTATGACTATGCTTTTGGCATTCCGGGATCAAAAGAACAGATTGATGCAGAGGTAAATAAACTTAAGGAAACCCTTGGCCGTGATCCTACGGCAGAAGAAGTAGCCAAGATTACTAGCGCGGCAAGAACGCCGGGAACGCTAGATATGCTTGGCGAAACTACAAAAGTTCTCAGCGGCATTGATGCTGAAGCTAATACCGCCCTTCGTACGGCGGAAATTGCTGACATTGAGAAACTTGGCCCACGCGCTAGAGAGGCTTTTAGGGCTAACAACAAAGAAGCATTTGAGGCTCTAAGCAAGGCGTCTGAACTTAGTGGCAAAACCGACTTTTATAAAGACCTAGAAACGGCGATGGCTAATCGCCGTATTTTTGGCGATATCGAGATTAGCCCAACGGAAACCGCTTTGATTGGGGGCATGGACCCGTTGAATTTGGGTGGTTACGCCGCAGAACGCTCTATTGCTCCTATGCTGGGGGCCGCACCTACGGCTGAAGCTGCTCTATTGGGTGCCGCGCCAACAATTTCCGCAACAGGATATTCCGCCGAGGGTTATGATGCAGCCCGTGCTGCCCGCGTAGCTGATGTAGCGGCTCGTGAAATTGGGCAAGGCGAACTTGGGGCTTCTCTTTATGGACAAGCCCTTACGGCTGCGCCTACTGCGGCTTCCGATACTTTCCGCCGTCGCGCTGCTGAGATGGCTTTGTCTACGGGCCAGCTTAGCCCAGACGAGCTACGCGCTGCTCAGCAGTCCACCCGTGAGGCATTTGCTGCCCGTGGCCTAGAAATGAGCAATCAGGCTATTGCTGCTGAAGCCATGTCCCGTGCTGATGCTGTTCGTCAGCGTCAGGCTCAAGACATCCAGCAAGCTGCCGCGCTTAATCAAGCCTACCTTGCCGACCTTAATACCAGCCGTGGATTTGCTACGGGCGTTTATGGTCAAGACCTTACTCGTATGTCTACCAACCAAGAAGCTGCTCTGCGTGCAGCCTTGGCTAATCAGGCTACCGGCAAGGAGCTTTCTTTGGCAGATCAGATTGCCCTCAACCAAGCTTCTCAATTTGGTGCTAGTGCGCGCAATGAAGCTTCTCAGTTTGGGGCTAATGCTAAGAATGTTGCTGCGGCTGCTAATGCAGAAATGATGGCTCGATATGCCATGGCAAATCAAGAAGCCACCAATGCGATGAATTTGGCTAACGTCAATCGCACTGCTGACTTCCTAAAGTCTAATCAACTTGTTGGTTTGGAGTCTAATTTGGCTAATATGAGCGCAGCCAACGCTGCTGCTGCATTCACGGCTGAGCAGGCTAACAAGGGCAAAATGACTGGTTTTGAGGCTGAAGCTGCTAGGCGAGCCGCTAATGCTGCTGCGCTAAATGAAATGGCTTCAGTAAATAAAGCCAACGAGATGGCTATTAAGCGTTACAACCAAGACTTTGCTGCTAGTCGCCAAGACAAGGGATTGGCTGATTTGGCTGCACTTGCTGATTCAAAATTAAGGGAAAGGGGATTAAATCAGGCTTCGGTATTGGATGTTGCCAATGCTTACAGCGGACTTTCGTTTGATCCAATGTTGGCAATCCTTGGTCGTAGCTCTACGGCTCCACGCGCTGCTGCTAATGAACGTAGCGCAGTTGCCGACATTGTGAAGACTATGGGCGGAAATGTCTTTGATACTGATGCTGGCGTAAATATTGCGCTACAAAATGCAGCCAACAAAGGCAATTATGACGCTTCGGTTTATGCTTCAAAGTCAGCGATGTATGGGCAGATTGTTGGCTCAGCTTTGAATGCCGCAAGCAATGTTGCTACGGGTGGATTCAAGAACCCCTTTGCCAAGAAACCTCCGGGGGGTTGATTCGTAAGTGGATAAATTTTTGGATTAACAACTATCTTTTTTCCTAACATGGCACGCTTTGGAACAAATATTCAAGCCGGTCTTGGCCGCATTGATTACACGCCTTACGCACAGGGTGCTATTGCCGGAAGCCAAGCTATTGGCC